GCGTGCCAGTCGTCATGTAACGCAATCATGATTGCCGCCTATCGAATACGTGGGTTTCGATTCGATTAACTCGTATGCCCAATCCTTTAATTTCATTACCTTGTTCTGCCAGGATAACCGGGATTGATCTATTCATTTCATCTAGCTTGGCGTACATCTTATTACCAAGCCAGCCGAGAATAAGAATGATCAGGCCGAACAGACTCGTCACGACTGACATTAATATCGACAGGAATTGAGCGTCGCTCATAGTAGGGTTACGACATGACGCCAGAAACGAGATTTGTGCCGGACAACCCTGTTGCTGTTATCGCGACGCCATTTCGATTTAGCTTATTTGCCGAACTTGTAACTAGGCAGGCGCTGTTTATTCCGCTAGTCCGGTATTCGTTATTTGTATCTGCCGTTCCAAGAACCTGAACGCCGAAAGTAAAGGCCGAGGCTTTCCCCATAATTATTGGCCCAATTGTATTTGCTACGCACGTGCCGGACAATTGAATTGCCGCTGCGGCGGTAACTGATTTATTCTTGATTTTTGGAGTGAGCAGGCAACTATTTATGGTGGTCGTACCAATTACCGGATACACAGCGCCGGATTCCAAAATTTGAGTTCCGTCAAGAATGACCCCACCACAAGTATCGATGATGACCGGCTGCACCGAAGGTGCTCCACCTTGAACGAACTGACCTCCTGAAATACGTCCGCCGCCAGGGCAATTTATTACCCACAATGAAGCTCTGGCATCTGATGCCGGGCCTAGATATGGCTCGTCGATAACAAACGACCCGGCCTCAGCAACGTTAGCGATATACAATCCGACATTATGAAATTGATCCATAATCGGATGAACAATATGTAGATCGGTGTTGGAAAAAGTATTTCCAGTCGCACTGTTTCCCATGATTTGGATTCCCCTATAGCAGAACGCCGATTCCGGCCAAGACATAAATAGGTCGGTAAACGCCCCATCAATATAAAAACCAGTGGAATTCCCCGTTTGAAGGGCCGCGAGATTACAGCCGGCGCTACACCTGTTCATGTATAGCGAAGCGTTTCCGCCTGCGGCGATAACGTCTGTTACCCCATCAACGTAATATGCTCGCCAAAAATCGGTACCGCCGACAGCCGCCACGCTTCGGATGGCGGTACAATCGTCAACTCGGCACCCGTTGGTGCCTAAAAATTGCCAACTAAATGTCGACTCTGCCGATTGAACGCGCTCCACAAACGCCTCTGTCGCGTAACTGACCGCAATCCCCGTGGTGTTAATATTCGGGGCAACCAGCCTTGTAAAGCATATGTCAGATACACGCAGCCCGCGAGGATACATGTTAATCGAACCTGGATTTGCAGACAATCCGACCCGAAACCCTGCGCCGGTAGCTGTCGTCAAAATTAGACGAGTCGCATGCGGCCCATAAACCGAATCGTACTTAGACCCAGCGCCCTTGAAATAAACGGTCGGAGTTTTATGGTTGATGATCGAATCATAAAAATAGTCAGCCCCTTGCGCATTTACTTGCGGCAGAGCAACAAGAGCCGCGTTAAAAGCAATACTATTTGCCGCTGCGACAGGCGCGGAATTTATGCCGCTCGCCGCCCCCCACCATTCAGGATAACCGTGAGTAATTTTCGCCCATGTAAAAACAACCTTTCCGGTTCCTGTACAGGCAAAAACTTGATAGACCCCGGCAGAAAATCCGTTTGCGAAAGTTAAAGTGACTCCGGTCGCAATATTAAACACAGCACCAGGAAGCATCGATACTGGCGTGGTGAAAGTAAAATCGGCGGTAACTGAATAACTGCCGGAGGGGATAACCACCCCTTTTGCGGCAGCGTTAGCGTTCGCCGTTGTGTCAAAATCGAGGAACGACACAATGTCTGCGGCCTTATCGTTCATACGGCGCGGCACAGCGCCGGTTCCTGACGCAATGAAAACCGCATCGTCAGTATTAATGCTCGTTGCGTCACTAACGATCTTTCCCTTAAACCCTAAGGGTAATGCTATGCCCGCCGCAGCTGCCGTTTTGCAAGTTACGAAGAAGGCCCCTGTGCAGTTATTGATTACGACCCATTCCCCCACGATGCTTGGGAAAACGAGATTCAAATTTGCCGAAAGCGTGCCTGACAATACGATTGTTGGGCGACCATACTCTAGCGGGCTGAGAGTTACGTTAGCGCTGGTCATCGTTACCGCCGCCGCTCCCGTCGTGGTATCCGGCGACCAGCCGGTTGGTGTGCCCCCTTCAGGATCGGCGGTATTGTTGTCGATTGAGTTGATCCAATACCCAAGGCCATCTGAGCGCATGACGCGAGCGCCCTTTGGGTAGCCCCCCACGTTGCTGTCAGTTGCGAACGTCGAGTCAAAAGCGTACCCGCCGCCAGCATTTGCCCATCGGATTACGTCCGACATTTCGTAAAGAATGCCGTTCATGTCGATACCGGAAGGCGGCACGCCACCGGCAGACAGCGGCGTGCGAGTCAAAGGGGGGAACCCGTCAGCCAGTGACGCCGCCCCTGGCGTAACTCCAACCTGCGATGCGGTCGGAATCGTGCGTTTACCGCCCGAGGCTGCGAAGGGAAGAACCAACTTGGCTGGCGTATTAGACGATTGCATGGCTTGCACCTTCTTGAATGAATGGGGCCTGATCGAACGGGGCGGCAAAAGCTTCCGAGAATCCAAAAACAGGAGCGTCCGTGGTTAATACGTAAGCCCCGACTCCTGCCGGCCGAGGTATCGCCCCAGACTGCGTCATGATAGCAAATTCATAATCCGTAAGCAAAAACTCAAACGTATAGCGTAGCTGCATGCCCCCCATGTCATTAACGTAGCACTTGCCGCGAGCCGCAAATAGATTACGTAAAAGCTGATTTAATGTCGGGGCATTTACTGCTGAAATGTTTGCCAACGCTTTCGTTAAAATCAAGGTTCGATATGCATCGTCGGCCAGTCGATAAGTTTGCGTTGCATCAGATGCTTCGACATAAAAAGGCGCTTCACCAAAAGTATATGCTCCGGGTTCGGCCTCATTAAAACCAAAGTACGTCAGTGTAGCGGGAACCGTTAATTCCCGCCCAATATTTACGATACGCCCCCAAATGTCGAGACCAAACCCTTGTGCGGTCTCGACATTCCAAACGAAGGAATAGAATGCATCAAAATCAGCACGCGGGTCAAGATACCCGTTCATATCATGAATCAGCTGCGATATTGTCGCGCTGTTCCCATACTGCGATATTATTGTGCGTTCTACGTTCAGCATGGCTACACCAAAGCCACTACAATATCGGTCGCCGACAAAGTGGGCTTCTGATCGATTCCGACAAGAATCTGACTCAAAGTCGCGGTCGTCGTTCCGATTAGAATGCTTACCAGCGAAACGTTATCCGCAACGGCAACAACTGCCCCATAGTATCGGCTCGCCAGGATCATCGACCCCATTCGTTCGCGAGTCGTTCCGTCTGCGCCATTGAACCGGGCAATTATTGCGGCTTGGATCAGGGCGGTAATATTTGACGGTAATGATGGGCTGTTGACTAAAGAGACTGCGAACAAAACCGGCAACGCATCGGGCCGTTCAAACTTTACGGTATATTCAGGAAGAGGATAGCTGTATCCACTATCGTCTGCGACTTGAACCGAAGTGTTGCCGTTATAGTCGCATCCGGCATCTTTTTTCCGCCATATCGCGGCGGCAATCTCAGAGTCCGTTCCGCCAACGACCGCAACATAAACAGAGTGTGGTAACAGCGGGTAGTTTGTCGCCCCCGTATTTACGGTAATGTCTTTCGGGTTATCAAGAACGTAAACGTCGAGAACGTCAGCGAGTGCAAACACTTCAGCATAGATTGCTTGCGGTGTTCCATGACCATTGAGGGCTACCGAATTCTTGCGACGGTATTCAAAGTCCGCCCGGTTCTCCACATTTGAACCGGGCGTGCCGTCGGCGGTGTTCGTGATTGTGTCCCATCCGGGAACGGCTTGATAAACGGAGGTTAGCGTTCCTGCAGGACAGGCAATGGGGCCGGTGACAAGATTCTGAAATTCGGCGTCAATGGTAGATGCGGTCCCAATCGTAGCGTCGCCGCTCAGTGCATAGGTGTTTCCGCTCGTGTCGCGAGCAAACGTGCCTGCCGGTATTACGGTTCCCGGCAAGCCCCCGAGCGTGGCCGTCACAGCGGTCGCTGTCGCGCCTTTGCGGTTCAGAAAGTAGATTCGCCCGATGCCATCCTGAAAGCGGCCTTCGGCGTACTGCGGATCGACTTGATTCGTGTAGTAAGCAATCTCGGCGTTCTTGTCGGCGATGATGGCGGCTTGGCTTGACGCAAGTTGCCCCTGTGGCGTTTCGAGCGCGGGGTTGAGGCCACCACCAAAGGCCGAGTCGTAATCGGACTGTACGCCCGCCAAGACGGCCGTCTCAAGCGGCAGCACGACGCCGGCCGCTGTAAATTCTAACGCTGGGACACTAGAACTTGACGCCATTTTCCTGCCCCTGTTCATCAATAAAAAGTATCTGCCCGGTTATTTCCCGATTGGCAAACGTGTTGATTATACAGCGGGCTGACGTAACGCCGGGAACAGTTTTAGCGGCGCTTTCAATGTATCCCGTTATTAGTGCGGCGGGCGGCAACTTGCCGAGGACATTTTCAAAGTACGGAATGCCCTTTGTCGTATCGAACCAAAGTTCGGCAAGAAATAGACGAACTGCGCTCGCCACATCTTGCGCAAGCGAATAGGGCGGCGAGGCCATCGCGATATTGCGCGAGCTATCAAGCACCACGTCCCATTCGGTTTGATCGAGCAGCAAAGTGTTTAGTCTGGTCATGCTGGAGGCCCCGAGTTTCCGCCGCCAGGAACGACGCCGGTATTGACGTGAGTGTGAAGGCTCGTTCCCGCGCCCACAATATCGCCTGTCGCAGTAAGCGTGCCAGAGAAGGTCGCCGCGCCGCTTCCGGTTTGCGAAAGCGTGCCGTTTAGAACAGTCTGCCCATTCACCGTAAAAGTAGGCGTGGTCACGGTAGTCGAGGCGCTGGCGTTAATCTCCACCGTTGTCGCCGAGATAAGCACGTCCGGCGCATCAAGCTTGACTTGAACGGGCGAATGAATACGAATGCCGGCGGCGCTGAACTGCACGTACTGCGAGGGCGTTCCGTTGAGGACGCCTCCGATATAAAGCCCGTCGCTGAACGCGTACTTGCGGAAGCTTCCGGGATTGGCCTGTTTGCGGGTCGCTTTGACTTTGGAAATATCACGGCTGGCAAATACACAGATACCGAGGTCGCCCGGCTCCGGGTCGAGGATAATCGCGTTCCCGCCGCCCTGCAGTCGAAAGTACGGAATGTTGAAAATGGTAACGTGTGGCGTCGGATTGCCCGCCCCGTCGACTTGATTAACGAGCGGCGTCACGTCGACAAAGCCGACCGGCGACAGCCCGCCCGAGTTCGTCACGGCGTCAATGCGTACCAATGTGGCCGTCTGCATCTTCGACAGCAACTGCTGAATGGCAAACGCCTGCCGGTTCGGCTCGCCCTGATTGGTTTCCGGCTGTAGCGGCCCGAGGGGAATTTCAGTAGTCACTTGACGTACCCACAAATGAGGTGAACCATGCGCCGTTAGGTTTCTCGGATTCAAGCTGATGATTCATTGATCGTACCGTCCAATAGCCGGCGGCGCGCTGTACGTCGGTTTCAATCTTTACGCGGCCGAGCGCCTGAATGCCTGGATTATATAGCGTTCTCACGTTGACTTGCACACCGTTAAATACAGGATAGCCGACCATGCCGGTTTGTGCGGAGATTAAGGGAATGGGCGTACCTCTCGGGACTCCTTTCGGAGTAATCACCATAAGGCTACCTTCGAGCGCATAATCAATGCCCGCCATCTGCGCGAGATTTTCAAATTGACTCATTCCGCTACCGTTCAAATAAACGTCGGAAAGCTGAATGTTTACCCCGTTATTTTCTAACGTGTATTTCATGCTCGCGCAAATTTCAGTTGCTACGCTCGCCACATCAATCGAGCCTTTATAACTTCTTGGCGGAACGGCCCGCATTACATCAAGGAATGCCGCCCCCGCTTGCAGATTCAAAAATACGTCGGGCATTCCACTAAAATCAGCGTAGGCATTAACGATATTGCCAGCGAAAACGAGACTTTCGATAAGCCCGTCTATTGCATAAACGACAACCGTACTCGGCGCGATTGTTCCGACTCGCCAAGCAAAAGTTGTGATTGCGTTCATATCGGACAATTTTAGCCCGTATATTTTTGCACGCAACTCGCCGCGCTGAATTCCGCCCGCGAGGCTTATATCTGCGCTTGCCCGATAGCCTTCGAGAATAATCTGATTGTCGCCCGCGTCGTCAAAATGCCCCGTTCCACCAAGGGTTATCTTGAAGCGCAGCCGCTTCTTATTGCTGAAGCTTGACATTTTCCGCCTCAGTCAAATAGACGAGCGCATACCGCCCGCCAAGCCCGATATATGTGGGCGAGGTCGAGCCTTGCGTATCGATGAAAAGAAGATTGCCAATAAAGCCGAGATACTGCCTGCAGACGAGCGCCACGGCGTCAAGGGCAAGAACCGCGACAACAATCGTCGTCCCGTTTGAAATAAGGTCGAAAAATAAACCCTCTTCCTTTTGGTAAAGGCTAATC